CTATTAGAAAACTTTACCGATGACTTCTTGACGGAAAGAGACACAGACGAAATAACACTTGAATACGGAGATAACTTTTACATTACGTTCCTACGCATAGCAACGGGCGGTTATTCAGCTTGGGTAGAAGTATTAGGGCAAGGCGATGTGGTTACCAATACTGTATCGGGTAACATTACCTTAAATGGTCAATTTAATATGTTTAACCTACAAGCAGGACACATAAACGATTGGGCATCTGGAACTATAATTACAGAGAATACATACGGCTACAATTTCTATTTAAAAAGAAGTGGCGCACAAACAAGGGTAATTAAGATTAAGCATAAGTGCTATCCTAAATACCAACAATTCAACTTAGAGTTCTTAAATAGGCTTGGCGGTTGGGACACTAAAAAGTTTGCCCTTGTTAATAGAAGGTCAAGCGAATATCAAAGAGCATCATACAGGCGAAGCGATTGGCAGCTTGTAGGTGGACAAATGACAAACATTGATGGATATAACAGATATAACGAAACAACTTTCAACTATGCTATTCAGCATAAGGATAAATATAGGCTTACTTCTGATTGGGTTAGCGAACAAGATTATTCGTGGTTGGCTCAACTTGTATCAAGTCCTATTGTTTATATGGAGGTTCTTGGTGCTTATTTCCCTGTTACCATAAGTACAAGTAATTACGAGTACAAGTTAGAAAGCGCAGACAAACTATTTAACTTTGAGATTGAAATAGAAGTAGGTAAATACTTAACAAGCCAATTCAGATAATGATTAGCACAGAGATTTATATAGAAGAAAGAAAGATTGATTTATTGCAAGATATATCTACCGAGTTTACTTATGCTATTGATGACGTAAGCGAGTTCGGTAGTCGCAATACTTCTTTTAGCAAAACAATAAGCATACCAGGAACGGCAAATAACAATTTAGTGTTTGGTTATATCTTCGAACTTAACAACGCTAACTTTACGGATAACACCTTACCAAACGTAGGGTATAACTATAATGTAACTAAACAAGCTAACTGCAAAATCTTTATTGATAAGGTGCAGATATTTAAAGGCACTTTACGAATATTGGAAATAGTTATCGACAAAGAAACAATCGAGTATCAATGTAGTGTATTTGGCGAACTCGGTGGGTTTATTAACCAATTAGGGAATAAGCGTTTAGAAGATTTAGATTTTAGTGCTTACAACCATACTTATAGCGTAGCTAATATTAGCAATAGTTGGGATAACGCAGGTGGTTCGGGTTATTACTATCCACTTATAGATTACGGAAACGTTAGCACGGGACAATATGGAACTCTTAAAAAGGACTTCCAATATACAACGTTTCGACCTGCTTTATACGTTAAGGAGTATATCCAAAAAATATTTGCAGGTACAGATTATACTTTTAGTTGCCCATTCTTTAATAGTGCTTTATTTAATAGGTTAATAATTCCGCATAACCAAACAAGCATTACTGCTTTAAACAATACGAGCCTTAACGCAGCAGCAAAGATAATAACTATAAACACTAACTTAAGTTCTTTTGTAGAATATACAATGGTAACCGCAGGTAGCTTTACACTTGACGGCTTAGGTCAGTTATTTACCTATGGTAGCGGTGTTACAATTACAACAGATGTTAAAGTTTTATTAAGAGGTAATGTTACATTTTACAATCCACCATTACCAAACTATTCCGTTATACTTAAAAAGAATAACACGGAAATAGGTAGACAAGATTTTGATGCAAGTGTTAGTAGCTTTATGAATTGCGAGTTCACTGTTAGCGGAGTTACCTTTGCTAATACTGACACAATGCAAGTTGAAATATTAGGTAACGGAATTATCCTTGATATAACAATGGGCGAAATAGGTGTAACCACAAGCACACCTACTCAGGTTAAAATTAACTTAGGAGAAACAATTACTATTAACAATACTATTCCAAAAGGTATATTTCAAAGAGATTTCTTTCTAAGCATTGTTAAGATGTTTAACCTTTACGTTTATGAAAATAAGTTTAACGACAAGGAACTTGTTATTAGTCCATTTGTGGACTTCTATCCTAATGTGTCGGCTAATGCGGAAGATTGGACTAACAAAATAGATAGGTCAAAACCTTTGAGCATAAAGCCAATGAGTGAGATTAATGCCCGTTACTATAACTATAAATTTACACCAGATAATGATTACTATGGCGAAAACTATCGTAAGAAATATACCGAAGGTTATGGCGATTTTATATACGATACCGAGTTTGATTTCGTAAAAGAAACCGACACCTTAGAAGTAATATTTGCTTCATCTGTATTGTTTCAGCAAACAGGACAAGACAAAGTATTTCCTGCAATCTATAAGAAGTCAAACACAAATAGTGCAGAAGATAGCATAGAAAGTATTATTCGTATAATGCAAACAAAAAAGATTACGAGTGTAGGTAGTTGGGCAATAATGAATGGTTCTACTACTTTAGCATCTTATACAAGCTATGGTTACGCAGGACACTTAGATGACCCTATTAACCCTACCAATGACATAAACTTTGGCGCACCTAAAGAACTACAATTTAGCCCTAATAGATATCCTACAACAAATGTATTCAATGCTTATCATAGCCCTTACATTGCTGAAATAACAAGCAAGGATAGTAAGCTTTTAACGTGCTTTGGTTTATTAGATATTGTAGATATTTTTAATTTAGATTTTAGTAAGTATATATGGATAGATGGCGTATTATTTAGGCTTAACAAAGTCGAAAACTTTAACCCAATGGAATACAACACTACTAAACTATCATTTCTTAAAGTAATAGAAACAGAATACTAATGGCAGAAACTCAAAAATTTAACCTCGAAATAAACGTTAATACTAAAGACGGGGAAAAGAATATAAATAAACTTACTGACAAAACCGAAGAGGCTACCAAGTCGGCTAAACAAGGACAAGGTGCGTTTTCTACTTTAGGTAATACCATTAAGTCGTTAGGTGTAGTTAGTGTTATTGCAGGTGCTTTTAATTTCTTTAAAGAAACACTTAGTAAGAACCAAAAGGTAGCCGATAGTGTAGCTGCGGTATTCAATACTATTTCTACGATTATATCTACGCTTATAGACATCTTTATTGATGTAACCTCGGAAGTAGGTAAGAATACAAATGGCTTTGCTGCACTTGGTAAAGTATTAAGTGGAGTATTTACACTTGCCGTTACTCCTTTAAAGTTAGCATTTGACGGACTTAAATTAGTTATTAATGAGATACAACTTGCTTGGGAGAAGTCGCCATTAGGAGATAAAGACCAAAAGGTTATTAAGGAGCTTACCGAGAACATTAATAAAACTAAGGATAGTTTAAAAGACACAGGAAAGAATGCGGTAGAAGCAGGTAAGGATATTTACAACAACTTTGGAGAAGCTGCAAAGTCGGTAGGTAATGTTGTAAGCGGTGTAGTAGAAAAGGCATCTAAGATTAACGTAGCTGCGGTATACGAACAAGCAAAGGCGACTATTGCTTTACAAAATAGTGCAAAAATTGCTGCTGCACAATTAGCAGGTCTTGTAGAAAAGTATGATAGACAAGCCGAGCAGTTAAGACAAATTAGAGATGACGAGTTCCAAAGCGTAGATGACAGAATAGCGGCTAATAACAAATTAGGAGAAGTTTTAAATGAGCAAGAAAAAGCACAGAAAAAACTTGCACAAGCAAAGGTAGCTGCGGCTGCTGCCGAACTTGCACAAAACAAATCAAGTGTAGAATTACAAGCCGCATTGATTGAAGCACAAAATGAAGTAGCTGCCGTAGAAGCACAAGTAGCAGGTTTAAGGTCGGAGCAATTAGCCAATGCCGTTGCATTAACAAAAGAAAAAATAGCAATAGATGCTTCACTTGCAGCAAGTGCAAATAAGATAGCACTTGACCAAAGGAAAGTTAATGCCGACTTAATTAAAGACGAAGTATTAAAGCAAACTACTAAAAAGCAAATAGCACAAGAAGAAGCTACATTAGAATTAAAAAGGCTACAAGATAATATTAACAATACTAAAGCAGGTACACAAGCGAGAGCAGATGCAGAGATAGCTTTTGCAGAAAAAAAAGCAGAAATAGACAATCAAATTGTTGCATTAGATGCTGCTATCTTACAAGCTAAATTAGATAAAGAATCTAAATTTAGAGCAGAAACTATTGCATTAGCACAAGCCGATTATGATTTAAATAAGGCTTTAGGAGAGGCGACGTTCCAAGACCAATTCGACCTATACGATAAAAGAAGGGAATTAGAAAGGAAGGAAATGGTGGCAAGGAAGGCAACGGCTGCCGAATTAGAAGCCTTTGATAAGCAAACCGCAACGGGTAGAATTGCAATAGAAAGGGCGGTGCAAGACCAAAAGTTAGCAATACTTAACACGGGTATTAACACTGCCATTGAGATAGTAGGTAAAGAATCGGCAGCAGGTAAGGCACTTAGTATTGCACAAGCCGTAATGAATACTTACACGGGTGCGACAAGAGCCTTAAAAGATGTTCCATTCCCTTTTAACTTTGTGGCAGCAGGTAGTACAATCGCACAAGGTTTACTAAGCGTAAAGAAGATTATTAGTACGCCACTGCCAGGAGTCCCTGGTGGAAGTAGTGGAAGTACCCCAAGCTTAAATGCTTCTGCGCCTGTTGCACCACCACAACCACAAGCCCAAACAACTACTTTAGATAGCCAATCTATTAACGCAATAGGCAACCAAGCCGTTAGGGCATATGTTGTCGAGAACGATGTAACAAGTAACCAACAAAGGATTGCAGCTATTCAGCAAAGAGCAAGGTTTGGTTAAATGATAACAATTTAAAACCATTAATATTTAGAAATATGGACTTACCTGTTTATTTATTAGACATTAGCGAGGATATGAATGACGATGCCGAAGTGGACTATGTAGCACTCGTAGACAAACCTGCTATTCAAAAGAATTGGAATGCCTTTAAAAACCAACAACGATTTGAAGTGGTTAGCGAAGATAAGCGTATTATTTCTGGACCTCTTATGCTTGCTGATGTACCTATTTTTCGCAGTGATGCTACTTATGGCGATTATTATGTGGTGTTCTCTAAAGATACTATTTTTAAGATTGCTCAAAAGTTTTTCAAAAGAGGCTACCAATCAAACGTAAACTTGATGCACTCCCCTGAACAACAAGTAGAAGGGGTTACTATGTTTGAAAGCTTTATTACAGACGAAAGCAGAGGAATACAACCAATGAAGGGTTTTGAAGATGCACCTGACGGCTCGTGGTTTGGTTCTTTCAAAGTAGATAATGAAGGCGTGTGGAACGATGTAAAAGAGGGCAAATTTAAAGGCTTTAGCGTAGAAGGGTTGTTTACCTACAAGACAAAGCCAAGCAAAGAACAAGAACTTATGAATGCAATAAAGGAAATATTGCAACGAGTTAAATGATAAACAAAATCTTTTATTAATATTTAAACAAAAAGAATGATGAACGCAAAAGATGCAATTATGCAAATTAGGGCTTTGTTCGAAGATATGCCACAAGTAGAAGCACCTGCTCCTGCTGAAGCACCTATCGAGGAAGTACCTGTTACATTCGCAGAATATAGCCTTATGGATGGTACAAAGGTTATGGTTAGCGAATTAGCTATTGGCGGTGAAGTTACTTTAGCTGACGGAACACCTGCTCCAACTGGCGAACACCAATTAGCAGACGGAACTCAAATCGAGTTAGACGAAAACGCTAAGATTATTTCTATCGAAACTCCAGAAGCAGAAGCAAAAGAAGCTGAAGAAGTACCTGCTGAATTAGGCAAGAAGATGGACGAGAAAATGGCTGACGAAATCGCAAACTTAGTAGCTGAAAACGAAGGTCTTAAAACACAAGTAGCACAATTAGAGGCAAAAGTTAAGAATGGCTTTAGTCAAGTAGCTGAGTTAATAGAAGCACTTACTAAGACACCTAACGCTGAACCTATTGCGCAGCCAAAAAACAACTTCGGTTCTAACGTAACTACACACTCAATGAAGTACGATAGGATTGAGAAATTTAGAAACGCTTTATTAAACAAATAAAAATAAAATAAAATGGGATTTGATGTATCTGCATTAGCAAACTATACAAAAGAAAACGAAGCTCTACTTGTAACTTCATCTGTATTGGGTGCAAAAACTGCGTCTCTTATTAAGAGCGCTGGTGGAATTATGGTTGGAGTTAAAAGCTCTGAGAAGATTAATATAATGCAAACTGATGCTATCTTTCAAGATGGTGCATCTTGCGGTTTTAATGCTTCTGGCTCTACAACTTTTACTCAACGTACTGTAACTCCTGGTAAAATTAAAGTAAACGAAGCTTTATGTCCTAAAGACCTTGAAGCAAAGTATTTACAAAAAGCTTTACCTACTGGTTCTTATTATGACTCTATTCCTTTTGAGCAAGAGTATTCTGAAAAGAAAGCTAAAACAATCGCTGCTCAATTAGAAACTGCGTTATGGCAAGGCGACACCTCAAGTGTCAATGTTAACCTTAACCGCTTTGACGGGCTTGTAAAATTAATAAACGCTGCTTCAGGTGTTGTAGCTGCAAACGCTTCTACCTTTATCTCTGGCGCTCCTTTAAGCTCTATCACTTCTGCAAACGTAATCTCTATCTTTGATGGTGTTTACCAAGCAATTCCTGCACAAGTTGTAGCTGCTGAAGATATGACTATCTTCTGTGGTCAAGATTTATTCAGAACTTACACTATTGCTCTTAAAAATAGCGGTTCTTTCAATTACCAAATTGATGTTAAAGCTGATAGCGAATTCGTACTTCCTGGTACTACAATTAAAGTTGTAGCAGTTGCAGGTCTTAACGGAACTAACAAAGTTTACGCTATGCGTTTAAGCAATATGTTCTTAGGTACTGACTTATTGAACGAAGAAGAGAAGTTTGAAATTTTCTATGCTAAAGAAGCTGACCAAGTACGTTTCGTATCTGAGTTTAAGATGGGTGTAAACATCGCCTTCCCTGACGAAGTAGTGAAGTTTATCCTTGCATAATTTATAGGGTAGGTTGAAATACACCTACCCATTTTTTCAAACTAATTTAATTCAATAACAATGGCTTGTGCTTTAACTCAAAATTATACCCTTGACTGCAAAGACAGTTTAGGTGGTATAACCGAAGTTTATTTTATGGCGGCAGGAGATGTTACCTCTACAACAGAGGCGAGTGGTGTAATTACCGCTTTAGTAAAAGCATCTGGTAAGAAGTTCTTTAAGTACGAACTTGTAAAAGGCACTTCTCAATTAGTTGAGAATGTTAATGCAAACGTACAAAACGGAACTATCTTCTACGCTCCTGAATTAACTATCGTATTAAACAAATTACAAGCTAACACAAGAAACGAAATCTTGTTGTTGGCTCAAAACACTTTAGTAGCGGTTGCCAAAGATAACAATGGCAAATACTGGTACTTAGGAAAACAAAGAGGCTTAGACCTTACAGGCGGTAGCGCAGGTACAGGTACGGCTGAAGGAGACAGAAGCGGCTATACTCTTACCTTTACAGGTGCAGAGCCAGCCCTTGCTCCAGAAGTAAACTCAACTGTGGCAGGTCAATTAACCACCGCAGGTTCTTAGGTTGTTTTGGTTTTGTATATAGATGCCCTCGGACTTAATTGTTCGGGGGTTTTTTATTTTGCAAACAATCGCAATAGTTTATATTTATAGTTGTGATAAGATTAACTAAGGGGCAAACCCAAAATATAATACTTACCTTGACTGAGAAGCAGCTTTTAACAAGTCCTAATTATCTATTTATTTTCGAGAATAGAAGTACAAATACGGACATCAAATTTGTTAAGCTAAACAATATGGACATAAGTGCTTACAAGGAAAGGTACAATGAGTTCACTATTGTAGTTAATACCTACTTTAATACGGCTTTAAACGGGCAATACACCTATACAATTTACGAGCAAACAAGTACTACCAACACAAACCCGACTGGCTTAAACCTGCTTGAAAGCGGCATAATGGAACTTGAGGGTACAACTATATCATTTACCGAATACGAAACAACAAGCACATTCACAATTAGACAATAATGGAAATACAAGTATTGACATTTGCGGAAGCAAAGCAACCAGAATATAAAGAGAAAAAAGGCGAAGGGTATATGCAGTATGGTCAAAACAATGACTATCCGCAGTACTTATTAGACCTATTTAACAAATCTGCAAAGCACAACGCTATCATTCGTGGCAAGGTTAATTACATTGTCGGCAATGGTTGGGCAGGAGAGCAAGATATGGTTAAGAAGGTTAATAGAGACGAAACCCTTAACGACCTAACTAAAAAGGTTGCTTTAGATTTAGAACTATTTGGCGGTGCTTACATTCAAGTTATTTGGAGTGTAATGGGCGGTCAAGTAGCGGAGTTGTGGCATTGTGATTATACAAAGATTAGAACCAATAAAGACAATACTCAGTTTTGGTACAAAGACGATTGGAAAGCTACACGCAACCAAGAAAAAGCCGAGATTTACAATGCATTTAACCCTGCTAACCCACAAGGTGTGCAGATACTTTATGTAAAGGAGTATCGCCCAGGAATGAATGTTTATAGCCTTCCTGGTTATTTTGGTGCGCTTAACTACATCGAAAGTGATGTTGAAGTTAGTAAGCACGTTTTGGGTAATGCTCAAACAGGGTTTTCTGCAAGTAAACTTATTACTTTACCAAACGGAGAACCAAGTCCTGAAGAAAAACGCCTTGTTAGTAAGCAGTTCGATAATATGTATACGGGTGCAGACGGCAAGAAGTATTTACTTGCGTTTGTAAACGATTTAACCCGTAAGCCTATTGTAGATGATTTAGGTGCAAGTGATTTAACTAAAGAAGATTTTAGCCGTGTAGACGAGTTAATACAAACTAACATATTTAGCGGACACCAAATTACAAGCCCTGATTTGTTTGGTATTGCCGTGCCTGGTCAATTAGGAAATCGCCAACAGATGCGAGATAGCTACGAGATATTTAACAACACTTATGTACGCTATAAACAAATGCAGATTGAGGGCGTGTTTAATATGCTTGGACAATATGCAGGAGTAACGGAAGAATTAAAACTTCAACCCGTAGACCCTATTGGAATTGACTTTAGTGAAAGCGTAATTAAGGAAGTAGCACCTAAAGAATGGATATTAGAGAAGCTTGGTATTGACCCTACTAAATACGGATTGCCTATTGAAAGTGAACAACCAATGGCAGCAAGTCCTTTAAGCGTAAACGAGCATATTAAAGGTTTGAAAGGTAGAGAGTGGCAAAATATGCAGCGTATTATTAGAGATTTTAATAAGGGCAAGATAACAAGAGAACAAGCAAGTTCTATGTTAAAGGGTGGATATGCTTTAAGCGATGAAGAAGTATCTACTTGGTTAGGTTCGGAAGAGTTAGAGTTTAGCGAAGATGACTACAAGATATTCTATGAGTTTGGAGAAGATAGAGAGCAATTTGAGGTATTTAAAAGTAAGACAAGATTTAGTGATGATGACGACTACCAAACATTTGCCGATGTAAACCAATTAGAAGCAAACGTATTAGACCAAATCAGCAAACAAAAGAATATTACAACCGATGTTTTAGCCGAAGTTTTAAAGGTTACTATACCTGAAATTGTTGCTATCCTAAAAAGCTTAGAAGAAAGAAACATCATTAAAACTATTTCTAAGACAATAGGCAAAGGCGATAATTCAAATGTAATTATAGAGAGAGAATTAGTAAAGCCATTAGGTGTAACAGTTGGTGCAGTAAAACCTACAACAACAGAAATATTAATTCGTTATTCTTACGAATGGAAGTCAGGCTTTAGCAATGCTAACAAAGGTACAAGCAGACCATTCTGCGTACACTTATTAGAAGCTAAGAAGATGTATAGCCGTAGCGAAATTGAATCAATGAGCGCAAGGCTTGGTTATAGTGTTTGGAATAGAGGTGGCGGTTGGTACACAAAGCCTGGAACTAATACCCATTCTCCAAGTTGTAGGCACGAGTGGAAAACAAACGTAGTAACGAGAAAAAAATAAGAAATGAGCTTAAACACATTATTCATAAGCGTACAAAATATTAAAGACCGCTCTGGCTTACACGCTAACGTAGACGAAAAACTTGTATTGCCTGAGATTAAGACCGCACAAGATATGTACATCTTACCTGCGCTTGGTAGTGCTTTGTACAATCGTTTACAAGCAGGTATTACGGCAAACAACTTGAACGCTAACGAGGTTATCTTATTAGACCAATACATAGCAGATACTTTAGTGCATTATGTACTTAGTGAGTTGCCAATGGGTTTGTCTTATCAATTCTACAACAAAGGCTTATTAAGAAAGAGTGGCGAGAATACGGAGAACCCTTCTATGCAGGATATGATTGACGTGGCGAATAGATACAAAGCAAGAGCAGAGTTCTACAAGCAAAGAATGATTAAATACCTAAAAGAATATTCAACACTTTATCCTGAATACCTTAATCCTGGAAGTGGCATTGATGCAATACACCCTGAGAACGATGCTTATACAACGAGCATTTGGTTAGGCGATTTTGATTGCTGCGCAGGTAAAAGCTTCGAGGAACTATAT